ACGCCGGTGACGGTGCCACCAGGCGTATCGAAGTCGAGGATGATGGTTTCGACGCCCGGGTCACGCTCGGCGTCTTCCAGCATCTCTTGGATGTCCTCGATATCCGTAGCACCCATCATCTTTTCCAGTTCGGTGAGACCAGACCCAATCACGCCCTTAACGGGGATGATGGCCAAGTCTCCGCTCTTCACCATCATAGGCTTCGGGCCGAAGAGCATCTCCATCATGTCCTCAAGGTCGTCTCCGGCCTTCAGGTCGGCGGGGGACAGGCTGGCCACCTTCTCAAGGTATGCCTTGGCCTTCGCCGGCTCGATGAGCATCGGCGAGAAGGTCTTGAAAGCGTTAGAAAGGGAATACATGGATTATTTGTTGAAGGTTTTTTCGTCGTCCGGGTCGACGTCGTCTTCGACGATCTTGTCGCCATCGTCCATCTTGTCAGGCTCGTCGTCGGCGACGGAGGCGTTGATATCGGAGGGTGCGACGTTCTGCGGCTTGTAGAGCATCGACAGCGGCACATCGAATTCCTTGGCGAGGTCGAGCAGGTACCGCTTCTCGGCGGCGTTCTCGCGCATCTTTTCCTTGGGGTCGCTACCCTCTTCAAGGTAGTTGTCCGTAAGGCTCTTGAGGCCGGACTCGATGTCCATGCGGTTCTGCTGCGCGTCACGACCGGCGTCGACGGTGACACGGCGGGGAGTCGTCCAAGTGACGTTAGTCCAATACTCGGTCGAACGGAGGAAGCCGTCCTTGATGGCACAGCCGATGATGTAGCCCCAGACGGGGGTAAGGAAACGCTGGATCATCACCTGCTGACGGTGAGAGAATTTGCGGTCGGCCTTGGCCACCACGAAACGCATGACCGCGCCGCCGGCCTTGGTCGGGTTCGCGCTGAATTCGTAGGGGAGCATTCCTGCGAGGGAGTCACGCTCAAGGTGTTCGATGAATCCGTCGAAGGTCTTGTTCGGGCGGTTCGACTCAAAGGACTCCAGGCGTTCGCCGGGGGCTAGGGCCAGCACCTTGCCGCCGAGGAAGGTCGAAGCCTCGCTCGGGTCGGTCATTCCGTCGCCGTAGTCCTGCGGCTTCATGCCGAAGGCTTCAAAGTCGGACTGAGTGCCGTCGAAATTCGGATTTTCACGGGTGATCGTGCGAGTGATATCACCCCCCGTTTTTACTGCGAGTTTTTCGAGGGACAGGATTTCCAGCATATCGACCAGATTATTGATCGAGTGCTGGAGGGGGCTGTAGGCTCGCGCACCCGAGGCCAGCTCGGGTTCGTAGAGGTGCATCACGGCGTTGGCCGGCACCAGGCGGCTGGAGCCGTCCGAACGGATGACGTTGTAGGAAATGGGCTGGCCGTAAGGACCAAATAGGATGCCGTCCACCATGCCCGGAGGCACTTCGTTATTGGACGAGTTGCCGACACGGTGGCTTTCGATGACCTGAAGGCGGGGTTCGCCGCCTGGTCCACGGGTCTTGATGATGAAGCACTCGCCGTCTCGGTCCATCAGGCGGCAGCAGATGTGCTGGAGTTCAAAGAACGAGAATCGGCCCGTGATGTCGCAGGAACGGGATGCCCATTGCTTGAAGTACATTTCGGCGGCGTCGTCCCACATCTCGTCGCCCGACTGGGACTGGGGCTTGATGCCAGCCCCGACCGTGTAGAGGGCCATGTCCGACAGCACCTGACGGATCAGGCCGGCGTTCAACTCCAGCCAGCGCATCTTGCGCGTGGTCTCCATGCGGTCGAAGACCGTCATGGTCTTCTTGAAGTCCTGCGGCCAAGACGACCAAATCCATGAACGCTTGTTGCTGAATTTCGCCGACTCGAAATTGGAGAAGATGCCCGGGCCAGAGCCTCCGCCAGACGCCTGCTTCTGCGGGACCGTCATATCGGCTCGCTTAGGCATCTTGGGTTTCTTGGCCTGCGGGATAGCAGGCTTGCTCGGCTTTTTGGGTCGCATCAGAGTCCTCGGAAATTATTGAGCATATTGATGACCCGGACACGGTCGATGGAGCCGTAGGTCTGGGGGTCTTTGACCATCAGCGCGTAGCGGCATTCCACCAAGACGGTGGAGATATCCATCGGGAACTCCTTCACGACATTCGTGCCGGAATCGGAGTATTCCATCATGGTCTTACCCTGCTTCAGGAGTTCCTTCGCCTTGGCGACAATCTCAAGAATGTCGCAAATGTCGAAAATAAGGAAGATACCTTGGGGTCGTGCCATTTGCGTTTAGCCCCGTGTAAAAGGGCCGGCTGACCCCACCCCATGAACGATCCACAAGAGCCACCCGTGGTATGTATGTCGAGCCAGCCGGCTTGGGATGTAAGATGCCATCAGGGGTCGTGGCGTCAAGCGGTTTCTTCCTCGGTCTGCTTTTCGTCAGGCTTACGGTCCTCGGGCTTGCCGTGGCGGTTCTTGCCGCGCCCGATGAGCTTGGCCATCAGGGCGGGTACCATGCCAATGACCTCGACGTCCCAAAGGTGGTTTGCCCGTTCGCCGATGGGAAGCCAGATGGCTTGCCCGTTCGCCTGCCTGGTGCGGTGTTCCGACTGCATCTGCTTGCGGTACTCGTCGCCGGCGTCTTCGGGGTAGGTGTGATGGCCAGCGCGGCGAAGTCGGGAGATGGAGTCCTTGAAGTAAAGGTTGGAGAACAGGTACAACTTGCAGGACGTCTGGCCGACTTGGATCACCTTGGCTCGGGCGTAGGGTCGATAGGCCACCTTGATGCCGTAGGGCGTCTGGATACGCCAAGGGAACTCGTTCTGGCCGGACCCCTTCGTGGCGTTCCAGGCGTACTTCGCACACATACGGTAGACGGTGTCGGTATTCGGTCCGTCACCCGAGTCGACGAAGACGAAGAAGTCGGAGACCTCCAGGCGTTTCTGGGCTTCCCGCAGTTCCTCCTCGGTGTCGCAGTATCCCCATTGCACCATGCGTGACTTTCCGTCCAAGGCCCACGCCCGGACGATCCAGTAGAAGCCCTTGCGCTGCACGTCGACGCCCATGAAGCGGAGTCGGGCGAACTGCTTGGCCTTTTTGTACTCGTCCTTGAAGGGCGGTTCGGCGAGCTTGCTATCGACCATGAACGCTTCGTCGTCCCATTGGTCGAGCATCTTGTAGCCCTGCGGCATGACTTCGCCTCCGCCGTCATCGGGATCGTCAGACCAACTCAGGGCCAGCCGCTTCTGCTTGAATTCACGACGGGCGACATCGTCACCGTGTTCCTCGAAAGCCTGCTTTGCTCGGATGGCCATCTCCGCCAGTTTGCCCCAGTCTAAGCCCCATTGAGCGCAGAGGGAATTCCAATGGAATCCGACGACGCCCTTGGGAGCGTTCTGATTCATGGGGATGTACTCGCCGGTCAGGTTCAGCTCGGCGCGGACTTCAAACGAATCACGGTAGCGGTGCTTGCACGACTTGCACTCGTAGGTGCAGCCGGCCTTGACCTTGTCCAAGTTCCAACCGTTCGGCTCCCGTGCGTCCTCGGGATAGATCAACTGCTCCCACTCCCATGCTTGGCGGGTTCCGCATTGCGTACACTTGAAAGTCCACTCCCGGCGGTCGGACTGGTTCCAGAGGTCGGTGATGTCGTCGCCTTCGACGCCGCCCTGCGAGACGAGCAGCGACTTGCCCTGCCAGATGAAAGCCGTGCGACGCGCCAAGGCTTCGTTCAGGTGACCCTTGGGCCAGAGCCAGACTTCGTCACCGCCGAGGAATCGGATGGAACGACGCTGAAGGTTCTTCTTGTTATTCGCACCCAGCACCCAGACGGTGTTACGCTCGAAACGGGTCTTCTTCCATTGGTTGCGTTCGGAGTCTTCCATCTTGGCCAGCGTCGCCGGCGTGGCTTCCCACATCGGACGAAGGCGGTCCTTCTGCCAGTCCTGTGCGTTGTCGTCGACGTCCTGCAAGAGCAGCGTAGGCCCAGGCGAACGGGCAGGGATGAAGGTGGACCAAAGTTCCAGCAGGGACGACTTGCCCATCTGGACGGCACCCAAGACGACGACCGTGGTGATCTCCGGGTCGCTCAAGGCGCGGAGGATGGGAGCGAGGAACGGCGTGGACTCGACTCGGAACGGACCGGGCTGCGGCGAGCCGGGTACTTCGCGCACGTTGGCTTCCAGCCAAGCGACGATATCTCCCTCAGGGTCGGGCGTCATCATCGCACGGATGTGAGCCTCGAAAGTATCGACTGTCTTCGGGTCGATGATCATTCGACTTCGTCGACGGAATCCTCGTCTTCGACCTCGATGGGTTCTTCTGGGTCGACTTCCTTGACCACGGCCTGCTCGGCGTAGCCGGCGGCTGCTGATAGACGCTCAAGCATCTTCTTCACCTCGTCGTCGATGGCCTTCATCGCACGGCCCGGATTGTCGGGGTTTACCCTCGACGCCAGTTTCGTGCCGAGTTGCGTAACCTCTTCACGCACTTGCGCGAACACTCGCCCGAACCTTTCAATGGCGGTCTGGGTGCGGATGTACTCCCGGCTGGCGATCTGCCGAGCCTGGAGTTCCTTCTCCAGCGTCACCAAGGTCTTCACCAACTTGTCGTAGGTCGCATAGGACTTGCTGGCGTCGGGCGAGTTACTGCCGAGGTCGTCAAGGTACTGCTGATACGCCAGAGCCTTCAGTTCGCGCTGACGCTCGACGGTCTCGGTGAAGTCCTTGTCTGGGCGAACGGATGAACCCATGCGTCCGGCACCTCGGGCCATGTACCAGGCTTCCGCAGACTCTACTGAGTCAATCGGCATCCCCTGCGTGATAAACTTGTTGATCGCCTGCTTGGTGACTCCGAAGCGTCCGGCTAGGTCGATGGGTCGAACCTTGTCGCTCATCGGAGTTTCTTCCTACGCGCCACGGAAAGTTTCTTACACGCCGCTTCAGACTTCATGTACATCGACGGCGGCAGGCTGAGGTTCCGCTGGATGGTCTTCACCCGGGCGGAGATGGCGGCGCGGGTAAGTTTGTGCTGATTGGCCAAAGCCGTCATGGTCGGCTGGTCGGGCATCCCGAGGGCGAGCTTGATGCACGTCCCGTGCAGCCGGACTTCGGCGTGGGTCGAAAGGTCGATGACGGCGATCACCTTGCGGA